TAAGCGACCTTTGATTGTAAATGATAGGTTCCATTGTATCAATCTGAGCGAACTAGCATCTTCGGTTAAGTCATTCTGCAAATCTAAGGAACAATCATTCAAAAGCACAGGAACTGATCTATTCACAATTCCCATCTCTGTCAGTTCCTTTATTTGCATATTATAGTATGGTCTAAACATAGGTAAAATTTGTTCGATGATCTGGTGACCGTCGACATCGTTTTTTACCCATAAACCCATAGCTATCTGAAAGTTATAAGGGACAGGAGTAAAGCAATATTTTACATAAGAAGGATCGTTAGTGTCTTCGTGCTCATATTTCACAACTGGGATATTCATAGTAGAAGGATCAGCACTCATACCCGTCATCACAAAATACATAGCAGGCAACATGATTCTATAAGGGCGTTTAACAGATTCTAGATTCTGCATATAATCAGTATAGAATTTACCCTTAGCTCCCCATCTCAGAGGAATACGAATATCTTGAGTAGGACCACCATAAGGATCAGTATGTTTAATGTGGATATCAGTAAATAGAGATCCAAATCCAACTATGTAATGCCTTATCTGATCATGAAAGAAATAGTTCATATTGTTATTTATATAATACTAAGACTATTAGATAGATGTAATTCTCTTTTTCCTACTTTAATGTTTATATTATCTAAAAGTAAATTGATGCAAGTAAATTCTGAATTTTTATGTTTATAATTATATAAAATTATTTTTGCATAATTATCCCAGCGTTTATTTGAACTAACTCTTAGTTTTTGATTTACTTCAAAAGAATTCATTACAAATTTAAGTTTTGTTTTTAATTTTATAATAGTTTTAAACGTATGGCTTTTTCCAGCAAATGAATTTATATATGTTCCATTTTTTTGTCTTTCTTTTATTTTTTTTCTTTGTTTTTCTTTAGTTTCTTCTCTTTGATGTTTTCCTTGCATTCCATTTATATATGTTCCATTCTTTTGATGTAACTTAACTGTTTCTTTTTGTTTTTTCTTAGATTCTTCTGTTCTATTTGAATTTCCAGTTTTTGTTTGACTAATTTTTTCTCTTCTTCTTTTTTCAATATCAATATTTTTAAGTGGGTCATAATTATTTCCTCCATCATCTCCTGGACTAATATTATACCCGCCTTCATTATATTTTGTTTGCGCTTTAAATTCTTTGATCCAATAAGACTCTTCTTTATTATATTCTAATAAAGAAATAACTTGTATAATATATTTTTTAAAATTCTCTTTACCATATTTTATATAAGCTTCATTTAAAAGTTTGCCCGATCCGCAATATTTATTAAAAATATCTACATTTTTACAAATATGTCTACCTACATAATAATGGCCATTAATTTGATTAACAACTATATAAATAATTGCTATCCAATTAGATTTAAATTTTTCAACACAAATTTTACAATATCCAGTTCCAGAAATCTTAATTTTTTCATTACAACATTTCTTACAAATTTGCATCTATTTCTTCTAATTCTTTTTTTAATAATGTAATAATATTAATATCATTTTGTATTTTTAATTCTTCTAATATTTTTCTCTTTCTACTTAATACTTTCTTTATAAAATTCCAATCAGGGTTATCAGAATTCCAATTTGGTTCATCTTGGCGATACGCCCCTTTTTCGCAAAATTTCCAAAAAGCAGGAAAGTTAGGAAAGCGCTTGGTATTCTCTGATCCACATTTGATACAGACATAAGGCATCTCAGCTTCTTTCTTATACTCAGATGACCTAATCTCGTGCTCTGTCAAACAATCTTTACAATAATATTCGTAGATTGGCATGTTATTTTTTATACAATCCAGTTTCGTAATTTTTATCTTTCTTCGCCATTTTAGTATGATGATCAAACAAATGCTTTGCTAATATAATTTCCCCATTTCTCATTATCTTCATTAAACAACTCTTTTACTTTCATTTCTCATTCTCCTTATTAGTATTTATATTTGGCATGGCATAATCATTCACATAAAATCCTGATCCCTTGAAACTGATAGCAGGAGCAGACACAAGCCGAGTAGCTGTTTGTTTGCCACAGTATAAACAGAACTGCAAGGGTTGATCTGTCATGCTTTGTCTCACCTCGAATAGTTTATTACAGTTGGTGCACTTATAATCATAGTATGGCACTTTCTTATTTCTCCTTCTTCTTTAATTCTTTTTCATATTCTTCTGTGAAAAAATCTGTTATCTCTAATTTATTACCACATTTAGGACAGATAAATTCTTCGTCGTTTCTTAAGCTCAAACGATATACATCTGTTTCATAAGAGCAACTAGAACACGTACAACCCAGAGTATATTTGGTCATATTCCGAATGGATTATCTTCTGTGAAATCTTTTATCGAGGCATCATTTTCGGTATTTAGATCGGCATTATCTGACATGAAATCATCATTAGATTCAGCAATAGCAATTTCTGCAGTTTGTGGTGTAGTAGCAGTATAGGTTTCGTGAGAATAAGTCCACCGAGAACATTTAATTGGCCAAGTTGCTATATTCCCGAGGTGATAAAAATATGTGTGTGGATCGCAGAAAGAGATTTCGAATATATCGTGATCTTCACCCCACGGTAAAACTACAAGATCTCCAATAGCTGGTTTATCTAATCCGGTGTACTCAAGAAATTTAGTTCTACCAATATCAAATTCAGCTTCGTGTGCAGACTGAAAACCAAACTTAGAGAAAAGATGTCCTTGTCCTGGCCACGTATCAACATATCTAACATAAACATAAATCTCATAACTAGTAGAGTATTTCAAAAGAGTATCTTCACCAAACAATGGATCCAATTTAATAAATGTTTTAGGTATATAATAAGCTGGACAACCAAACATCTCGATATGTTCCCCCACGAGATCATTATATGTCGTAAACTCTAAAGCATCGAAAAATTTATATCCTGAATTGCCTGCCATATTTGTATTTATAAAATCTCTAGAACTTTTTTGAGAAGAGGTTTCCAACCATCTGAATACTCGTGTTTAATGATAGGGTATTTCTTTTTTCGTTTAGGTTTCCTGATAGCATATTCTTGAGTTCCTACTGTATAAATTTCTGAGACATTCTGAACATGAATCTCGTCAATTTGCGTATCGTTAACGAAAACCTTTACGATTAGCATATCACTTAATTAACTTCATACCTTGAGGATTAGAACCAGGAGCAGGTATCTTGATAATTGAGATCGAGTTGAGGTACATTTTTTCCAGTTCAGGCTCAGCATCAGCAAGAGTAACAATATGAATATCATCGACACTAAGAGGTTGGCCTTCTTTATTGCCAATTACCCAAGGCAATAAACCAACTCTCATCGAACCAGTTTTAGAGTCGGGAATCAAATTCAAAACTCTAGGTTCAATCATCTGACCATCTAGAAACTTAGAAATCAATTGTTGACCTGTTGTTAAAACTACAATTTTTACAATTTCCATTTTTAAATATCTCCTTTTATATATTTATAGTGAGTTAAAAAGAGGCTTGAAAATCAGATATTAACTGTCACGAGGATATTACAAGGACTTTCTATATAGTTATCCTGGTACATATTTTTGTTATTATGTGAGACCATCGAATAGAGATAATAACACCATGATCCATAATGACCTAATTTTTCTTGGAGCAATGTAGGTACCTCTTGTCTCACAGATTGAATAATACAACAAGGCATCAAAAGTAACGAGTGCGGTGAATCCCAAAATACTCGATCTATCTCGTTAAATTCTTTGATAATAGTAGTGGCTAATTCTCTGCATGGATGAACAGAAATAAATATATATTTTTCATGTGCACTTAATCTTCTGAACATAGCCAAGGCAGTTCTCACATAATCCTGTCTATACTCAAAATTCTTCACTCTATCAAAATTCGTATCCTTACTCGGAGGTCTAATATCAACAGCAATCACCTTTTTGAAATTGTAAAGATGAGCAGCGATAACAGATGTCAAGCAATTACCAGCACACAGATCGACAAGGATTATATTTTCTTTGTCTTTAACCTTTTTCAGTTTCTTGATAATAGCCATAGACTCGGTAATTTCTTTACTAGGATTATTGATATTACCAACTGCACTCATTACATCTTCGTGGCATCTCAGTTTGATAAATTGCTCGAGGTATCTATTCATCCTTCTCGACCTCTACACATTTTGTCTTAAGTAATCCTTCGGTTGTCTGATCACAGGATTGGGATTTGATACAACAGGTCTGGCCCTCGATGATAAACTCTTCGTGTGGAACAGCATGATAACATCTACGACCAACTCTTCTTTCACAATCAAATTCCTTAGAACGGTTACAGATTAGTTTCA